AACGCTGCCAAAGGTAAGCAAATTGCAAAGAAGTACAATATTTTTATTACTTTAATGATACGGCTACACTTGTTGTGCTACTCTTAGCAGGTGGGTAAACTTTCGTAACCTCGCCAGTAACTCCGTTAATAATGTCTAACCCTTGATGTGGAACTTTTTTCAAGAAATCTTCCATATCCTTTTTTCTCTTACTCGCATCATTATAGTCAGCCATAATTTCCTCATATGCAGGACTTTCGCATTTGCTAAAGTCATACTTAACTCCTACTTCTCTAATGTTAAATTTTGCACTCATATACTCAAAGTCCTTGCCATTTAATACGGCTGCTTGTAATACTGCATCTTTGTAGTCCTTATTTGCCTTTAGGGTTTCAAGCATATCCTCTAAGGCTTTAACTTGTAGATGTGTTTTAAGTGGGTCAAGTTCCCCTGCGTTTAAGCGTTCAATTAATTGATAGGTAAACTCTATGCGTTGTTCTTTTGTTGTTTCAAAGATTTGTTGTAGTTCCATTTGTTTAGTTTTGGTTAAATGCTAAATGTATTCCAAGTACCATTATTCATAAATGAATTATCTTGGTTATAGGTTTGGTTGTAGTAATAATTGCCGTTATCTTTTTCTTCATCTTCATTAGTATAATCATTTGAGCCAACAACGCAACCAGTGCTATATCCTTTTCCCCAAGCATCTATTATCTGCTCTTTTTCTTTTTCAAGTTTATTAGTAGCATATTCAATAAGTGAATCAACATCTACCATATCAACTCTGCTTTTAAGCATTTCTAAATGAGTAATTAATTCTTGCATTGCGGTTATCATATTGTTTCTGGTTTGTAGTTATCAATATCAAAAAAGCCAACTTTTGACTTTTGTTCCGGACTTCTTAACCTACGCTTTGCAGGTTCATAGCCCTTCTCGTTGCAGTAGGTAAGTATCTCTAAGTAAGTCGCATCGATGTTAGTCATCATTATACTAATAGGCTCACTTGCGTAATATTTGTCTATGTATTCTTTTGTGCTTTGGGTCATAGTTTTTAATTGTGTAGTCAGTTAATGCTGCCATTACAAAACCTGTTGCAATTAGCAGAAGGCAGATAGCGTAAATCATTTTGAGTAGATGTCTTGAAGTTGCCCAATAAGGTAACAAGCTACTAAAAATACGGCTAATAATTGTGCGGTTTCTTTTTTCATTGTGTTTAGTTTAGTTGATTAAATAATAATCAAATATACAAGTTTTTCACAATCCACCAAATATTTCTTAAATTTATTTTTGTAACCTTGTTGCAATTATAGAAAGGCGTACCTGCCCGTGCCACGTTTAAGGCTGAAGTTCTGCCTCGTACTTCCATATATACCCGTAAGCTTGTTTTTGTAATCCACGAACGCATTTAGATATATTTTGATAATTTACATTAAGTTTTGTGCCAAGCTCTCTCATTCCTATATGTTTAGCTATAAAATTACCTTGTAAATCGTATTGTAATATTGCTACAGAGCAATTATGATTTGCCCCAGATTTGCCTTTCCAGTAACGAATAGGCTTACATAAATTATTTTTCCAAGCGTGAACAGTATTTTCCTTTGCGGTTACCCATTCTAAATTCTCTAATCTATTATCGTTTTTTATTCCGTTAATATGATTTATAAATGGTTTATTATCAATGTTTTCTATAAACTGCAAAGCTAAAAGCCTATGTATTTTATATGTCTTTTTGTTAATGAAGATAGTTACATACCCATCTTTTGATTGATAATTAGTTAATATCCTTTTTGTTTTTAGGCTATAAACTAAACCTTCTTTTGAAATTAAATACCCTTGTAAACCTTTTATTTGTTCCATAAAAAAATAAACCCCTCATAAATATAATGGTGGTAGACATTATAGATACTTGGGGAATAAATATTTTTAATTGTTGCTACCACACAACATTGCAAATATAAATATAAATTATAAGAAATTATAACGACCTGTTCCTCTTTTTAAAGAAAAATTCTGCCAAGCCAATGCAAGAGCAGTTACCGCATCGTCGTGAAAGCCTGAAGGTGCTGAGTACTTTACCCCCGTTGCCGTGTATTGATACTCAAATACTTCTAACTCCTGGCTTATTATCCCTTCTGGATAGCCAATCTTCCCTTGATGTATCGCAGCTTGTAAGCCTTCCATTAGTTGTTGTTTGCTTGAACTTGTAAACTTTAAGCCTTGTATCATTACCCCCTCTCTTTGTAGGTCTTCTAAGATAGGGTCTCCAACCCCCGTAGAATCGACAAGGATAGGGCATTTAGGCAGCCTAAGTATAGTTTGCTTGGTATTGTGCCAATCCATTTGAAAGCGGTCAAAATAGGCTACATTCCCGTCTTCGTCTAAACCTACTATTACAGTCCAATCGACAGACTTTGCTAAGTCAATTCCATAAGCTACTACGGGCATTGTTGTTACTGGGTGTATACAATTACGAATGTATTGGCTTCCGAAAGGGTTTGCTGCGTTCTCGGCAGGGTTTGCCATATACTCTTGCTCAAATACAACCTCAGGTAATTGCCTTCTTGCATCGTCTATCTCTTGTGGGTCTATATAAGGGTTATCGTATGTAGTAAACTTAAAGCTTTGCCAGTCGGGTTCTGCTTTGCTAAACAAACTAAAGAAGTAGTTTTTACCTTTAGGGGTGCTTAAGAATATAGCCTTACCCTTATAGTCCGTTAAGGTAGGTCTTATTGAGTTTAGCCACCCGTCTTCTAAGTTAGGTATAAAGGAAGCCTCGTCTATTACGGCTAAGTGAAACTTTAAACCTCTAAGATTGTCTAACCTTTCTCCCGTAAAGAAACGTATGCTGCCACCCGTAATGAATGTAATAACCAGGTCGCTTTCGTTCTTAGAGTATATCTCCAATGGCAATAGGTCTACTATCTCCTTAAAGAATATCTTGCCTAATTGGTAAGTAGGGGTAATGTAAGCTACACGCTTTTTATTAACCGCAGTTTCTATACTTATAGTTTGGCTAATCAAGGACTTACCAAATCTTCTACCTGCCATCATTACAATAAACCTCTTATCGCAATCAAGTACTTGCTTCTGCGCTGGGTGTGGGTTATGTAATTTCAAGCCTACTGTCTGCATTATCTATCGTAAGTTATTTTAATCTCACTTACTTCGTGTTTGTTTTCTGACTTCTCTACCAAGCTATTCAATCGTTGAGTAATGCTTGGATTGTAAACCCCTGCCATTCCCCCTTCGATTTGGTCTTGTCTAATTGTTTTCCTAATACGCGAACAGATGCTACGAAAATCTTCGTAAGCACCATCTGTGTTAGCAAAATATCTATCTATATTACTTACAACTCCTTGATTGTAACAATAGTTTTCAAAGCCTTCTATTGTTAAAGGTCGCTCCCTTAATCTGTAAACTTCGTCTCCATCTTTACCTACGAAGTCGTGTACTTTAATAGGATTGCTTTTACAATACTCGCAATACTCGGTAAAGTATTGAAGCATTAACTCAGGTGTCTCTATTGCTTTATGCCTACCCATCTATTTTTGTTTTATAGTGCTGACATATTCTGTCCATTACTGACAAGTAATATGTGTTAAAATCTTTGTATCCTTCGTTGTCTTGTTCATATGTTCTGTATAAGATGCCTCGTAATCTTTGGCTCGGTGTCTTGAATGTGTCAGTGTCTGCCTTTAAGTTTTCTACTACGTCTTGCTCTTCTTTGCTAAACGGCTCTTCTTTGATTGCTAAGTAGCAGAACTGTTGGTTAAGCTGAAATAAGTTAGCTGCATCTTTAGGACTTAGTTCTTGGGTTGCTAAAGTTAGCTTTATTGTTTTGTCTTTGCGTGATGCAATGCTTTCTATTTGGCTAGATAGTAGTATCATAGTATGCCGTTAATTATATCGTTTGCTTCGTCTATTGCGTCCTCTTGGTCAAGGTAAGTATCTACGTCTGCTATATGCTTATTGATTAAAGTTTCTGCCATTGCATAGGTATAGTGTCCTATTGTGGTCATATCGTCTCCGTTTTTACCCGTCTTACATACTGCTAAAAAGTAAGCTTTGTGGGTAAGTAGTAGCCATATAGCGTTTAGCTTTCTCATCTGCCTTGCCCTTTATATGCTTTAGGTCTTGGGTTATGCTTGTTAAAGGACTTCTTTGCAGAGCCTCTTTTGCGTTTGCCAAATGAAGTTTTACTATTGTTCTCTTTAATCTTTGCCATAATTCTTTGCGTGTATATCTTTTAGGAACTCTTTATATTGTTTCTTGTCTCCGTATTCTATGTGACACTTTCTACACAAACCCATAAGGTTTTCTATTACGTCTGCCTCTTTGTTGCCACCCATTCCTCTTGCCTCAATATGATGCACGTCTACTGCCTGTGCGCCACACACTTCACAGGGGATAAAGTCCGTTGTTTTATAACCCATCCCCTGCAAATAAATTTGTGTGTGTTTTCTCATAGCTTCCCCATTAAATTTTCCGTTGATTAATAATTAAAAATTTAACTATGAGAAATTAGTTTATTATAAATATACTTTCGGTCTAAATTTATCTCGTCAAAGTTATAGTTCTTTTGGCAGAACTCAAATAACTTTTGTCCGCTTTCCTTTCTCATATCAGCATCGCTTACTAAATCTTTGATGTGTTTGTACCAATCCTTTTGGCTTTTAACGTAATGAACTGGCATATCTAAGTAAGGGTTAACGTAGCTAACTATGGCAGGGTTCTTTTTAGCAGCCGTTTCTAATACCTTTAGATTTGACTTCATAGCATTAAACTTGTTATCTACCAATGGGATAACTGAAATATCGCTATCCGTATAAGCACCCATATATTCCGTTACCCTTGCATAGTTATAGATTGTAGGGTTTAGCTTTAGTCCACAAGTGAAGGCATCTATCATTTTATCCCATATAGGTTTCTCCGCATCGTTGTAACCTGCTATCACAGTTCTTATATTCATACCTTGTAACCTTTTAAACGGCTGTCTAAGTATTTCTAAATCTCGCTCGTGCGTTCCGCTACCTGACCAAAACAATCTAACCTTGTAATCTTCGGTCTTATTATCTGTAAATTGTTCTTGTCCGTAAGGAAGTGCGTTTGGTAAGATGTGAACGTTCTTATTGAATGGGGTTATCTCTCCTGCTAATCTATCGTGAGTGCAGGTACAAAGGTCTGCAATCTCTAAGTAATCGGTAATCTGTTTGCCTATGTTATTGTACTTATATCTGTAATACAATAGATGCGTTTCGCTAAGTTCCCAGTAATCGTCATTATCAACCACTAACTTGAAGCCATACTTAGTGCGCCAGGTGTCCATCTGCTTTGCCGTAATCTCGTTAAGCATTCTATTCATTAGCACAATATCCCAACCCTGTTCAAGTATTTCGTCATTCAACACATCGGTAATAAGTGCGTACTCTTTTTCTAAGTGTACTATTGGCATCATTATTCGGTGCAGTCCAACTCCGCTATTGGCAGAAGTTATACAAAGTATTCGCATCTTATATTCTTTTGGTTGTGATATATGTCTTGGTATTTATCCCACACGCTTTGCGCCCGTGCCAAGCTTTCGTCTTTCATTCTCCTATACTCCGTGCCGTTACCAACATCGTGTCCTATATGTTCTGAGCGCATATCTGGTAGGTAATAGTTAGTAAAGCCTAAGATAGTTGCACGTTCCCCATAATCTCTGTCTTGCATTCCATAAGGGTCATAGGCTTCATTATAACCGCCAACTGCGTCTATAAGTTCACGAGTAATAAAGTTATCGCCAAATGGTGTATGCGTTTTATGTACTCCGTCTACTATTGGCGGTAATGCTTCTACGCAATGTATACCTATTATGCCTGTCTTTTCTATACGTTGTGCAAACAATACAAACTTAGCCAACCAATTCTCAGGAAGTAAAATGTCATTGGCTAATAAACAAACCGCATCATAGTCCTGAGTTATCCTAAGTCCTGCATTAACTCCTGCTGCTATGCCTCGTTTTTCTTTTGATAAGTCATAACCTGCAAACGGGTAGTTAAAGGTTTCGTGCGTGTCGCTTCCGTTATCTATTAAAAAGCAATCAGCATTGTAACCGCTATTGTAAAAGTTTTGGTTAATTACACGCTGCGTTAAATCGTGCCTATTTTGTGTAAGTAATAAAATAGCTACTTTCATTATCTTATGTTTGAGCCTATTTCTCGTGCAGGTACTCCTGCGTATTTAGTATTTGGTTTTGCATCTCCTTTTACAAAGGCACTTGCGCCAATCATACAATTTTCTCCTACGTTTGCAAATTGATGTAGAACTGCGTTAAGTCCTATATTAGCACCATTGTCTATAATAGAATGCCCACCTATTTTTGCTCCGCAGCTTATTGTAACATTGTCTAAAATTGTGCAGTCGTGTCCAATATGTGCGTGTTTCATTATGAAACAATTATTACCGATAAAGGTATCAATCTCCGTACCTGCGTCTATTGTTACAAGTCCTGTAATAACATTGTTATCGCCTATGTATACTTTGCCTTTTTCTTTTTGCCAGAACTTTTTATGTTCGGCTTTATCTCCAATTATACAATAAGCACCAATGTAGTTTCCGTCTCCGATAATTACGTTATCGCCAATGATAGCGGTAGGGTGGATAAAGTTAGCCATTCTTTTTTTTATTTTTAGGTTTAGGTTGTTCTTCGTACCAAGTGTATAAGCGTTTAATCATATCGAATATACAATTACCGCACCATACTGTTAAGATAAAATCTGCACTCATATACTTGCGATAAATATGCTCATACATTTTTAAGATGTCTAAGTCAATATTACGCACATAACCATTTTGTACTGTATGCCAATTACCAACGTGGTCATCTAAAAATTTGCGGTGTTCTATTTCCATAAGTTCCACATTAGTTTTGAAAGTAAAGGTGCTAACACTCCTGGTATAAATACAAACGCAATAACATCTGTACATATTGAAGGTAGTAAATATAAAGCCAATCCACTCCAAGCTGCTAAACAACTTGTGCAACTAAAAGGCTTAAAATCTAATTTCCATTTCCTATGGAATTGGTGTATCTCTACAAAGAATATTGCAAAGCATATTGCTGCTATTATTATCATTTGCGTAATTGTTTTTTAAGTTCTCGTTTAGTTAGTTTAAGCTCCCTATGAATTGACATATAAGGTATGCCTGTAACCCTGCTTAGTTCTTTAGCGTTGCAGTTATGCTTAATTGCATACACTCGTAATAGTTCTGCTTTGTACCAGTGCATCTTTGATAACTCATCTTCTACTTTGTTAAGTAAATCTTCGTCTCTATCGTGAACAATCAATTCTACTTCTAAAGGTTTTCTATATGTTCTGTAAAATTGGCTTGTATTACTTTGCATCATATTAATCATAGTCCTAACCAAGTAGAACTTCAATACGTTGCGTGTGCGCATATCTATTAAACGTTCCTCATCCATTTCGCATAGCACCTTAAATAGTTCACTTCTTAAATCGTCTCGTAAATCTTCAGGCTGCATTTTGTCTATTGCTTCCTTAAGTTCTCGGCTTTCCCAAAGTTCTAATATGATGCTATTCTTGTTCATATTCTTTTAAGATTAATTTGCCGTTCTCTTCGGTTGCTATGTAACAAAAACAATTTGCCGTTTTTGCTAAGTTTAAGAATGCTATTTGATATGTGCTTAACTTATCGCCTATTGCTTTTGTTTCGCAATATACTGCTACACCTTGATTTGTAAACCCTACGACGTCTGGAACTCCTTTAAGTCCTATAAAAGTTCTACCTCGTACGGCAAGGTTATTATTACGCCATACAAAAGCCCCATTTTTATTTAGGGTCTTGATTGCTTCTTTGGTTAATTCGTTTGCGGTCATATTACAAAACTATATTAAGAAAATGAAACTTTGCCAAATTTTATTTGGTCCTCAAAAAATAAAGCTACTGCTACGGCTCTAGCCTGGTTCTTAAGCCAACTATCAGTCCATTCGTCCCGGTACTGCTTTGCACTTATGATGTCCATTTTATTAGCTTTGTAGGTAATAATCTCCATAAGTTTCTTTTTAGCAAGTGCGCCATCTTCTTTTGTCCATACCTTGATGCCTGAACTATTAAGCTTTGTAAATACGCTTAATGGGTTAAACAACCTATCAAATGTTCGATTTTCCAACAATTTATATTCTTGATAAGAGTAATCAATTATCTCTAAATCGGTTAAGTGCGGTATTGCTTCTACTCGTTCTTGTGGCATCATTTTTCTTACTTCGTTTGCTTTTTTCTTGTACCTATCCATTACTTGACTAAAGTATGCAGGACTAAAGTTCTGGTAATGGTCGATAAAGTCATTGGCTACCATTTGCTTAAACGCTACTTTAACTTCGTTTATTGTAAAGCCACCATACTCGGTTCTTATCCAATCCTCTAAAATTGCTAACTTAACTTCGCCCGGGTTGTTAATACCTACAAGCTGCATAAGATAAACAAGGTTTTGTTTAAATATGATAGAGTTTAGGTTCCTCATTCTTTCCCCTACAAATGCGGTCAAAATCTCCTTCTCCATAGGAAGTAGAGTAGATAAAGTTGTAGTTTCTAAGCTCTTCGAGTTCGTGCTTATTAAGTTTTCGTTGATTATTTGTAGTTCTTTTTGCATCTTCTTTTAAGTTAAATAGACCTTTCCAACCATTTGCCATCGACTGATTAAGTATTTTAAAGGCAATGTCTTCTTGTCCGTTTGATAATTTTGTTAATTCAGATAGAGCTGCAAGTTCACTTTGTGTTGTTTTATATGTAAACTTAAACTCTTTTTTCTTATAATCTTTCCAAGCTATCCATATTTCTTCAAATTCTTTAGAAAAAAATGGCAACTCTATTTCTTCTTTAACCTTATCCTTATCCATTACCTTATCCTTAACCATAACCTTGTCCCCTTGCAAGGGGCTACTAAGGGGCTTAAGTTGGTCGTCTATTAAATTGTATTTTAATAAAATTTTAACAATACCTCCGTGTGCTTTGTTATCTGGATTAAGTCCGCTTGGATATTGAAAATCTATAAAAGAAGGTATAAACCACTTATTGCCATTATCAATTTTAATAATTTTATCATCAAAAAATTTTATAGCGTCTTGCTCATTTATATCTTCTCCTATACGAATTTTAGCTACATCAATATCTACCTGCCAAATTCCTGCGTGGTCGCAGTCATCACAAATGTATAGCCATAAAAGCTTGTAAGGTGCTGAAAGGTTACGGATAAAAGGTTTTTTCCATTTTTCCGTATCTGTAAATCGTTTAGACATATTTACTATATTTTAAAATATCTTGGGTTGTATAATTATATGTATCTCTATATTTAACTATTATAGGTAAAATATCTTGATTAAGTTCTTTATAGGTTAATCCTTTTAATAAAAAATGCTTAATTAATCTATGAAATAATGCCTTGTCTTTTTCTTCATTATCGTGGCAATCACAACATAATGTAGTATAAAATTCATCTAAATATTCCCAAGGTTCATTGGCATAAATATAAACCTTGTGATGTACGTGCAGTTGCTTTTCTTTTGAACCGCACATTGTACAGGTAAACTCGTCTCTACTTAAAATTTCAAGACGTTTCTTTTGCCATTCAGGACTTTTTAATTTTTCTATGTATGTCATAAAAAAGAAAAGACCCAAGAAGGAGCGAACTTCAAGGGTCTTTATTATTTAACCACTAAACACATTATGGGTTCGCTCTTCCTTAATGTGTCTTAATATATGTGCAAATATACACTAATTTTCGATAATTTCAATTTTTTGACAAATTCTTTTCATTTTGTCTTTAAACCAATCTTCCGTGTCAATTAGGTTATTTGCTTGTTTAATGTTATGAATTGCGGTAGTATGGTCTTTAGTGCCAGTGTATGCGCTTATCTCTTTGAGGTTCAATTTAGTATACCTTCTAAGTAAATAAGCGGCAGCCTTGCGACCAAAGGTAGTTCGTAAAGACCTATCCCTTCTTGATATATCGCACTCAAATACTTCCTCAACTAATTTAACGATGCTTCTCGCACCTATATCCGCACCTAAAGGCTCATTGTCTTCTATGCCTAACAACCCTAATTGCGACATCATTTCGTGCAATTTAACGTGGGTATTACGCTGGGCATAGTATAACTCCTTTAGTTGTCTTATTGAAACATCTTTATTTCTCGTTAGCATAATTAAAACGGCAATCCTTCCGTATCTTCTTTAGGTTTGAAATCATTTACATAAATCTTGTAATCTGGCTGCTTGTCTTCTGTCTTATAGGCATTAACCCACATAGAATATTTAACATCATTGATTGTAAAATTAATTACTTCTCCTTTAGCGGTTTGCTTTTTCCAACCGCCAGTACTCCATTTTTTTTGTTCCATTTTTATTTGTTTTTAAAGTTTACTAATCTCTTTTTTTACTTCTGACCAAAAATGATTATATACTGTTTTGCTTGGTATTGTATTTAAAGCATATTGGTGCATTTTAGTTGCTTCTAATATCTCATCTACTGCTATTAATGCACATTCTTTGGCTTGTTCTATTCTGATTAAAACGCTTTTTGGTTTAAAGCCAGTTTCATACATTTTATTGTATAATTCTATTGCCTTTTCTTTTGGTGTCATTTGTTTTTAATTGAATATTGAGCTACTAATTTACTTTGTTTTTTCGTACCTACGTTAATTAATTCCGTTTGTACTTTGTAGCCTTTGCGTTTTAATTCAAATACTACGGCTGCAAGTCGAAGACTATTGTACTTCGTTAGAGCCTGAATTGGTGTCAATGTTTTGCCCGAAAGCAAGTGGTTCAAGATTTGTTGTTTCTGTGTCATTGTTATTGATTGGGTTAAAAAAAACAGGTTTGTCTAATTTGTTTTCATACTTTTTAATAAAGGCTAATAAGTCCTCGTATGCTTCTTCGTTATACCAAGCATAGTGGTAAACTTCTGCCAGGAGCATCTGCCTTTCAAATGGTAATAGTT